AGCGGCGGCACGGCAATCCTTGAAGAGGGCGCCAACTTTCAGCCGCTCACGTTCAACAGCGTTGATGTTCAATTTTTAGAAATGCGCAAGTTCGCCGTCGAAGAAATCGCCCGCCACTTTCGCGTTCCGCCAGTTTTCCTGATGGATTACGGCCGTGCCACTTGGACCAATGCCGAGGCGATGGGGAATCAATTTCTCACCTTTACGCTTATGCCTTGGATCAAGCGCTGGGAAGGCGAAATACAACTCAAACTTTTCACGCCCGACGAACGGAAGCTCTACTTCGCAGAGTTTCTAACCGACGCACTGCTTCGCGCCGACTTTGAAAAGAGAATGGATGGCTGGCAAAAGGCCATCGCCGCGCGAATCGTCAATCCGAATGAAGTGCGCGCCGCAGAAAACCGCCCGCCATACGTTGGCGGCGACAAGTACGAAAACCCCAACACGTCGAGCCCGCTGCCTGTGGTGCCGGCATGACGGAGCTAACCCACAAAGCTTTCTTCGGTGACGCGGAATACGCATTCCGGATCACGCCCGAATTAATTGTCGAGCTTGAGCGCAAAACTGGCGCGGGCATCGGCGGCTTATGCCGGCGTTTGTTTGCGGGCGATTTCAAGCACGCCGATATCATCGAGACAATTCGGCTTGCGCTGATCGGCGGCGGCACATCGCCGGTCAACGCCGATGCATTGGTTGCGGCTTACGCGGTCGCTCGACCATTGTCAGAGATTTATCCGCTGGCTGTTTCGATCCTAGAATTTTTATGGTTCGGCTCCAAGAAAGGCGCGGGCGATGCAGCGGCTTGAGATCAAATCGGAATTTGGCGTTGACGAAAAAGGCTCAATCACCGGCCTAGCGTGGCCATTTGGGAGCGCCGATCGTTCCGGTGACCTCATCTTAAAGGGCGCGTTTGGCGCGCCGGCAACTCTTCCGATGTTGTTTATGCACGATCCAAGCACGCCGGTAGGCGTATGGGATAACATTTCCGAAACAGCAAACGGGCTTCAGGTAAAAGGCCGGTTGCTCATCGATGACGTGGCCCGCGCTCGCGAAGTTCGCGCCCTGGTGCAAGCCAAAGCCGTTACCGGTCTGTCGATCGGGTTCAGAACTAAGCAAGCAATCAGCCGCAAAGGTGGCGGCAGAATCATAAAGTCTTTGGAGCTGGCCGAAATATCTTTGGTCACCATCCCACTACATCCCGGCGCGCGGGTAATCAGCGCAAAATCGGCTTCACAGTTTCTAGAAATTGTTGAAGCTATCAACAGGTGCGCCGCGGCGTTCCGAACCCAGTGAGGAAGACAATGACTGCTGCTCTCGAACTGAAAGACGATGAAGGTAATCCCGCCGACGTTGTGACTAAGGCCCTCAGCACTCTCCAAGAGTCCGTTGATGGCCGTCTCAAGCTGATCGAGACCAAGTCGGGCGATGCTACGAAGCTCCGCGCCGACTTCGAAAAACGGATGGACGGTCTCGAAGCGAAAATGAATCGCCCGGCAAACGACAACAAGCTCGAAACCAAGTCGGGCACGTTTGAGCGCAAAGCCTTTACGTCATTCCTAAAGAGTGGCCGTGAAGCAATGGGCGCGGACGAAATCAAGTCGTTGATCACAAGCGATGATCCGCGCGGCGGCTTTCTTGCGCCTCCGGAACTGTCAACCGAAATGCTGCGGCTGCTGACCCAATTCAGCCCGGTACGTGCCGCGGCTCGCGTGGGCCAGACCGCTTCGCCCAGCGTCATCCTGAATATCCGTACCGGAATCACCGGTGCGCTTTGGGAAGGCGAAACGGAAACGGCGGCAGAGTCCGATCCGCTGTTTGGTCAGGTTGAAATTCCTATGTACGGCCTTCGGACTTACACCGACATCAGTGTGCAGCTTCTTGAAGACGCTGTGCAGAACGTCGAAGCCGAATTGTCTGACGCCCTCGCGCAAGACTTCGGCAAAAAAGAAGGCACCGCCTTCATTTTGGGAACCGGCGTTAAGCAGCCACGCGGAATCCTCGTTCATCCGGACGTGAGCTACGTTGCAAACGGCAGCACTACCGCGCTTCTCGTTGGCGGGCTGATCGATCTGTTCCATGCAGTGCCGCCGGCCTATCGGTCGAACGGCGCCTGGATGCTGAACAGCACATCGGTTGCTGCTGTGCGAAAATTGACAACCGCTCAGGGCGCCCCACTTTGGGTCGATTCCCTTGCGGCTGGAAATCCGGCGACAATCCTGGGCCGGCCTGTGATCGAAGCGGTCGATATGCCCGCCATCGGTGCCAGTAGCTTCCCCATCCTGTTTGGGGATTTCAATCAGGCTTACCGCATCTATGATCGCGTTTCGCTCTCGTTCCTGCGCGATCCTTTCACCCAAGCCACGAACGGTCTCGTTCGTTTTCACGCCCGTCGCCGTGTCGGTGGCGACGTTGTGAAGGCCGAAGCGATCAAGAAGCTCCAGATGGTCGTGAGCTAATCGTTAGCTAACGTCATCGATCGATCAACCGGCAAGCGCTTAACGGCGCTTGCCCCTTCCCCAAAATCAGAAAGATAAATTCCAAATGCGCGATCTATACAACAAGCTTGCCGCTCAGTCCGTTATAGCTGACGCGACAATCGCCGCCGACAACACACCCGCCACTATCAACCTTGCGGGCTTCGACTCTGCGATGCTGGCAATCAGCGTTGGCGTCGGCGGAATCACCTTCACCACAACAAACAAGATCGAGTTTGTGCTGACACACTCCAATGATGACACCACCTACACAGCCGTCGCCCAAAGTGACGTGCAGGGTGTCACCGTTACGGGCGCCGGCATCGTGCTGTCGCTCACCGCGATTCACGCCGCCCAGACGGTCACGCGCGTCGGATATATCGGCAACTGCCAATATCTGAAGCTGATGGCCGATTTCAGCGGCACGCACGGCACAGGCACGCCGATCTCAGCGTTGCTGCTACAGAGCGCTGCTAAAAAGCGGCCGGTCTAAGGTCTAAACCCAATGCGGCTCGCAGAGTCTACAGTTTTGCAAATCGGGGGTCTCTCCGCCTCGATCGCACTACGCCCGACTTTGCGGGCCGCAGCTTTATTGGAACGGCGGCACGGCTTCCAGAAACTTTTCGCTGGCTGCTGCGATGGCAATCTGACGTTGATGGCTGACGTAATCGATGCCGGTTCGGATCGACAAGATTTCCTAAACACCATCATCGATGTTCCGCTTGCCCAAGTCATTCCGCAGCTTTTGGAAAGCCTTCCATCGTTTGTTCTGACGTTGGCCGGCGTTGATCCAGACAGTCAGTCGGAAGCGCAAAGCGGCGAGTCGATCCCGTTCGCTGACTATCACGCGAAATTATTTCGCATTGGCACCGGCTGGTTAGGCTGGTCGCCGGAAATTACGTTGAACGCCACGGCAACCGAAATCATCGAAGCCTACAACGGCCACATCGAAATGTTGCGCGCCGTAAATGGCGGCGGCGATGAAACCTCTTCGCGCCCAACTGATCGGCCGGAAAACGCCACCCTCGATCGCGACGGACTAGCGAGCCTCAAAGCCATGAACGGGGCAATCTAATGCCCATGAAAGGCCCAAGGGTTTGCAGTTGCGGCAAGACGGTCGCTTCCGGAATCGTATGCGAATGTCAGCGCGCGTCTAAAGCCCGTTACGAAAGCAATAGGCCCTCAGCCCGTCAGCGCGGCTACACCTCACGTTGGCAAATCGATGCCTTGGCGTTTCTTGCCTTGCCGGCAAATAGGCTCTGTGCGTGCGGCTGTGGTCGTACAGCCGACATGGTCGATCACATCATCCCGCACAAAGGCGACATGCGGCTGTTCTGGAACCGCGCCAACTGGCAAGCGCTGGCCAGCTCGCCTTGTCACTCAAGCCGCAAACAATCAATTGAACGCAGGGAAATGGCCCGATGAGGTATCTCAAATATAACGGCCGACGCATGTGCCTAAAGCATTGGGCGCGTGAGATCGGCCTAGCGCCACAAACGCTTGCCTACCGATTAACTGCCGGATGGTCGATCGAGGAAGCGCTCACAGCGCCGCTAATGCTAAGCGGACCAGGACCCAAGCCAAAGGTCACGCAACATCGCTACATCATCGATACGCAGGCGCGCATTGCAAAGAGCCATGCCGCGCTAACCCACCACATGCAACGCGAGTTGCGGACGTTCCTCAAGAACTTCTCCGATGCCTTAGTGCTGCACGCCGAGTTGTCTTCGATCGACAAACGGAAGACGGCCAAATGACCGTCAAGGGCCAATCGCAGCGATTAACAGGGTCAAACAACGCAGAGAAGCAACTGTGGGCCAGCGTCATCAATCAGGCGCTTGAAGATGCTGTTACTCCTCGCACTGAGCGATCGACTAACGACATCGACACGGCACGGCGATGGCTCACAACGCCGAACCAAGACTTCGACTTTGTCTGCGGACTTGCCGGACTAGAGCCGTGGCAAGTCCGCGCACATGCTCAATCTGAGATCGAAAAAGCGAACGCCAATCCCCGCAAACCACGGCGGCGCGTGGGTGGTTGCATGAAGGCCCCGGGGGTGGGTCCCAACTTTGCCCAGACCCAAGGGGACCAGTTCCCCCGAACCGCGCGAGAAATCGCATAAATAGGTTTTTCTCAAACAGACTTTTCTCGAAATAGAAAACCGACCCCATGTCTATAATTCAGCTCCCCGATATGAAGGCGCACCTCAACGTCACCTTTACGACCGATGACGCGCTGATCCAAAACAAAATCGATGCGGCCGAGAACTGGATCGCCATGTTCACCGGCGCGGATTGGCCGTCCGTATCGGCTGATCCGGTTGATGACGCATTGCAGGAAGCGATAAGGCAGCTCGTCGGCCATATGTATGCGAACCGCGAGGCCACTTTGATCGGCATTACCTCGCAAGAGCTGCCCTTTGGCCTTCTTGATTTGCTCACCCCTTACCGCTCTTGGGCATTCTGATGGCCGATGACCAAATAGCGCGCTTGCAGACCCGCCTTAATAGCATCCCCAAGGCCCTCACCGACGCTATGCAGCCCGCTTTGGCGGCCGCTGGGCAGGAACTTGTCGATGCAATGCGGGCGATGGCAGAGCCATCCCGCAAAACCGGCGCGCTGATCGATTCGATCGCGTTCACGACCGCGGGCAACACGACGCCGCCGTACAGCCAGCCGGGCGGGTCGCAAGTCGTTCCAGACAACGCTGTGGTGGTCACAGCGGGCAATTCTGCTGTGAGGTACGCCCACTTTGTCGAGTACGGCACCTCGAGATCACATGCAGAGCCATTCTTTTGGCCTGCGTATCGGGCCTTGCAGGCAACCCTTGCGGCTGAGATCAAGGCCGCAGTTCACAAGGCATTGGCATTATGAGCGCATCCCTTGCCTTCCAGACAGCCGCTAGGGCGATTCTGATCGCCAATAGCGCAGTTACCGCGCTCATTCCGGCCGGAAACATCATCGACGCCAACGGTCGGCCCGAACTGTTACCGCGCATCAACGTGGGCGAGGACCAAGAGGTTCCAGCGACCCAAGGGGACCAGTACCAGAATTGGACCAAGCTTTTCGCCACGCTGCACATTTGGAACCGTGAGCTGGGCCTTGATGGCGTCAAGGCGATCGCTTACGCGGTGCGCCGGGCGCTTGCGTTCCAATCTTGGACCCAAATCATTGGAGCTAACAGCTTCCGCTGCATTGATACGCGGCTTCAAAGTGCCCGCTACCTCCGCGATCCGGACGGTCAGACAGCCCACGCCGTCGTAACTTTCCAGGCAATAATTCAGGATCAATCATAATGCGCGCCGGGAACCTCGATCGGGTCATCATTATACAGCGCGCTACCACGGTCATTGGCTTGGCCGGCACGCCGGTAGAGACGTGGGCGGCTATCGCGACATTGCGCGCGCAGCTCATCGAAACTACGACCGATGAATTTGTTCGAGCATACGGCGCATCAACTGAGCGGTTGGTCATGTTCCGTACCCTCTTTATCGACGGTGTGCTGGCCTCTGATCGCATTTTTTATGAGAATCAGGCGTTCACCATCAAGCAAATCAAAGAGATCGGGCGGCGTAAGGCTCTTGAATTTCGCGCCGAGAGGCTGGGCGCGCCGTGAGAGGGCGCCGGCCAAAAACTTTGTTAAGCCAAAACGCGGTTGCGAATTTATCATTCGCGCCCGGCTGGCTGTCGAAGGACGCGAAATCAGAGTGGTGTCGCGTGATGCCGATCTTGATCGAGCGCCGTATTCTGACGGATGCCGATCTTGCGAGCTTCGAAAATTACTGCGTCGCTGTCGGGCAAGTCAGAGAAATGGAACGGCTGATCAAGAGCGCCGGTCACGTAATAGAGACTGATCGCGGGCCTAGAGCCCACCCAGCTGTAAAAATCCAGTCCGACGCCATGACAAGATCGAGGTTATTGGCGTCGGAAATCGGGTTGACTCCGGTGTCGCGCAGCCGTCCTACCGCGCGCGACCACGACCAGGACGATAGTTCGTCGGATTTGGGCGTTTAAGATGGCAGACGTACATCCATCATGGGTCTTTAACGACTCACCGATCGCGGACCCGCACGGCCGGGGTGAGCGCGCTGTAAAATTCTTCCGGGCATTGCGACACCCTAAGTCACAAAAACCAAAGCGCGCGTTTGAACTTGCGCCGTTTTGGGAGCGCATTGTTCGCGGAATTTACGGCCCTTCCGATGCCAACGGCAACCGGCTTGTTCGCACCGTCTACATCCAAATTCCGCGCGGCGCGCGCAAGACAACTATCGGCGCGGGCTTAGGCTTGCTGCACTCGTTCGGCCATGAACGCACGCCGGGCGGCGTTTGCATCCTGTCGGCCGGTTCCGAGGATCAGGCGCAACTCGCCTTCGATGAAGCCAGCGCCTTTGTGAGGGCCACACCGGGCTTGTCAAAGGCTGCGCATGTAGTCGAGTCAGAGCTGGAAATCGAACATATCGCGTCCGGCTCAATCCTGCGCGCGATCGCGGCCGATGGTGACGTTCAACATGGGAAGACTCCTTACTTCGCCCTGATCGATGAACTGCATGTCTGGAAAAACCGCCGATTGTGGAAGGCCCTTAAGTCCGGCCTGTTCAAAATCCCGAACACGTTGCTGGTCATCATCACCACGGCAGGCCGCGGACACGATAACCTCGCGTATGACGAATATCAGTATGCCCGAAAGGTCGCTGCTGGCGACATCGTGAATCCGTCCTATCTGTCGATCATATTCGAGCCGCCTGCGAAGCAATTCGATTGGCGCGATGAACGAATCTGGCAAAGAGTAAATCCAGGTTTGCAATCAGGCTTTCCTGATCTAGTCGGTATGCGCCAAGCTGCGCTTGAGGCAGAGGACAAGCCGTCAGATCGTGACGATTTCCGGCAGTACAACCTCAATCTGTGGCAAGATAACTCGACCTCGCCCTTTGTCGATATGTCTGTCTACGATGAGGGTGCGGGAGCTGTCGATCTCAAGGCGCTGCAAGGTCAACCGTGCTGGCTTGGCGTCGATCTAAGCTCCACATCCGACTTAACGGCAGTCGTGGCGGCTTGGCGCGATGGTGACGATGGTTACACCGTTCATCCCTTTTTCTTCTGTCCTTCGGACAATTTGCGCCGTCGCGCCGATCAAGATGGCGTTCCTTATCCGAAATGGGCGGCGGACGGTCACATCATCCCAACGCCCGGCAACGTTGTGGACTTTAAAATAGTCGAGGCAAAAATTCGCTCGCTCTGCGCGGACTATAACGTGCGCGAGATTGCGTTCGATCCGTACCTCGCCCGCAACATGCTCAACAATTTGCTTGAGGATGGGCTGCCGGCTGTGGAGATGAGACAAGGGTGGGTGACCATGTCGCCCGCAATCAAGGAGTTAGAACGCGCAATCATCGGCCGTCGCTTAACACATGGCGGCCATCCGGTTTTGCGCTGGAACTTCTCAAACATTGCCGTCGAAATCGACAAGACCGGCAACAAAACTTTTCACAAAGGCAAAAGCCGCTTTCAACGAATCGACGGCGCGCAAGCTGCTGCAATGGCCGTTGGGCGCGCGTTCAATGGCGATGACGGCAAGTCGATCTATGCAGACGCCGGTGCGCGTCCCGATGGAATCATGGTCTGGTGAGGAAATAAAAATGTCTTCAGATGCAGAGCAACTTGTCGTATCGATCACGGCAAAAATCGAAGAGTTTGCCCAAAATTTCGCGAAGGCCAGCCAGACCGCGAGCGATGCCTATAAATCAATGGGCGATGCCGGGAAAAATGCCAGCGATCGCATGACCGGCGACGTTAAAAATGCGACCAGCTCAATCGGCACAAGCTTCGAAGAGCTAGCAGCTAAAGCCGAGAAAACTGGAATTGCCATTGGCGTGGCGATCGGCGGCGGAATCCTTGCTAGCGTTGCGACGATGGGAAATCTCATCGAGACGCTTTCGAAGATAGGCGATCGCGCGGATGACTTGCGGCTTTCTGTAAATCTATTGCAGGCATTGGGCGTGGCGGCTGCGGAAGCCGGCGTTCCGGCTGAGAAGCTCAATTCCAGTCTTGACCATTTCACCGATGTCACGAAGAAGAACACCGACGATGCTAAGGATTTTTTCAAAGCGCTCAGCAACATAGGACAGGGCTTTGTCGATTCTTATAAAAGTGCAACCACCCAAGGCGAGCGCTTGGCTGTGGTTGGGAACGCCTATCGTTCGACAACCAACGAGATCAAGCGCGCCCAGCTTGGACAGGAAGCGTTCGGCACCGAAAATGAGCGCACACTATCGGTTGTCGCTTCCGGAAATGCCGGTTTAGATGCAGCCGCGCAAAAAATGCGATCTTACGGGCTCGCGATCGACGAGGGCGCGGTCAAGAGCGCGCAGCAGGCGCGCGGCGAGTTTGCGCTGCTGGCAAAAATAGTTGGCGACGATCTGTCAAATTCATTTGCCGGCTTCTTGCAATATCTTGCTCCGGTTGCAGCCGGTCTGACTTCGGCGGCGACTGCGGCGCGCTTTTTCCTCGATAGCTTCGGTGCCGACGCGCGCAAGTCAACCAGCAGCTTGGAGATCGAGCTTTCAACCGCGCAAAAAAGTCTAGACGATCTACAAGCCGCGCGCGCTCGCCTTTCGACCGGCACGACCAGCACCAGCGAAACCATACGGCAAAAGATTCTTGGGCTGTTGGGCGAAGCCGACAATCCGGCATTCAACAGCAACGTCGCCGGAATCGATACCGAAATAAAAGCGGTGCAGGCCCGCATGGTTCAACTTAATTCATTGATCGCAAGTAGCAAAAAGAGTGGATCTGTTACTGGCGGGGCGGGGCCAGCTTTTCAACCACGACCAAAGCTATCGGAGGACAAAGGCACGGACGAATCTACTGCATTTGATCGGCAGACCGATAGTTTAAACCGCCATATCGCCGCCATGAAAGCCGATGCGATTGCGGTTGGTATGACGGATAGCGCGCACCAGGGCTTAAAGGCCGAACTTGCATTGCTTCAGGCCGCGCAAAGAGACGATCAAGGAGTGACCAACGAACAGATCGATGCCTACACGAAATTGCGCGCGACGATGTCCTCACAGCAAGCGCTGGTAGCGTCCGGTATCAAGCTGAACGAAGAAAACGCACAATCGTTCACGGAAGTGACCAAGAGAGTTACAGAGGCAGCGAAGACTTTAGATGACGCCAAGCAGCACTTCCAAGGGGTGAACGACGCGCTGCGCTTTGCCGGCAATGAACTTATCGACGTGTTTGAGAAAGCACAGCAGAAAGGCCAGAGCTTCCGGACCATCATGCTCAGTGTGATTCAAGCGGTCGAAAAACAACTACTTATGGCGGCGATCACCGGCGACGGCGCGTTCGCTAAAATGTTCGGCATGGCCTCGACCACCGGTGGCGTCGGCGGAATTATGGGCATGTTTTCAAAAATGTTCACCGGCCATGCTGAAGGCGGCTTGATTTCGGGGCCGGGCAATGGAACCTCCGACTCCGTTGTCGCCCGCGTTAGCAACGGCGAGTATATCGTCCGCGCCGACGCCACGCGGCGAAACCTTCCGCTGCTACATGCAATCAATTCCGGCGTTCCGGCGTTCGCGGACGGCGGCTTAGTCGGGCCGCGCTCGATCGGCGCCGGTGGCGTGGTCAACAATCATGTCGCCAACGTAACGCTTAATACCGCCGGCGGCGGGACCGGCGCGGCGAACCAGGATCTTGCCGACCGCGTGGCAAGGTCGTTTAACGACAGTATGCGATCGATGGTAATGTCGGAAATTACAACCCAGGGTAAGCCCGGTGGAGTCCTCTACCGATAAGGGCTATACTCGTTATTCCAGTCACGAAACGAGGATAGTTCCATGCTTATTAAAATTCCCGACGAGAGGGCGGCGCAACTAAAAGCGCTCGCCGACAATGCAAACCTCACTGTCACCGATCTTCTTGGCCGTTTCATCAACAGCGAGATCAAGGCCGGGCGATTGCCGGACGAGACGCCGGGGTTCCGCTTCACCCCAAAGGGCCACCAGATTCACGTCGATATCGAAGGCATAAAGGCCCCTCCCATGTCTTGTAATGACGCCCGCTCACTGGCGGAAGCCCTAGAGTACGTTGTGAGGAAGCGCAGCATATTTTTGAACTGGGATGCGGCGAGTCAACCTGAAGTCGGCCGCGTTGGCACCGGCATCTATGTGAAGTTCACCGGCGTTGGCGCGAAGGGCCGGCGCGTCATTGCACCTAGTGTCGCACTAGACCTCGCAAGACAACTGCGCAGTGCTGCCGAGGTCGCGGACGTAGATCCCACCGATGGACAGTCTGTTGAACAGCTTCTTGGCGATCTTGAGCTTGACGCCGACGAAGGCACCGAAGTGATCGAGTGTTTCGACGAGCTGAAAAGCGACGCTTAAAAAAAAGAG